TACGGATTCTTTTCCATTTAACCAATAGTGAATGTATTCCGAGCCGTCACGAAAAATTACTTCGCGACCTTGCTGAGTTTGATTTTTTACAGTTATCATATGATTACCTCTATGTTATTTATGGCAGCTGGACGTAGATTTTGCTAAAATAAAAGCAAATGTTTAAGTACTACTTGCTGAGGTTTCTGAGCGATATGAGCTTATACCTTGTTCCGTACCATCATCTATAATACCTGCTCCTTGTAAAGCTTGTACATTAGAAGGTCCGTCTCCTATAAACTCATAATCTAATCCTAGAAGTTCTAAAGCTCCATTAGACGTTACTAAGTACTTCCTATGTGGTAAGTAAGATTCTACAGAAACTACTATTAATTTTCTAACTACTCTATCAGTCTTATCTGCAACCGTTACAACAGAGTTATCTGTAACCTGAGAGATAAACGCTTTAGAGTTGTTAGAACGAGAAGTTGTAATATCCATCGAAGGATTAAATAGAAGGAGAATATTCTCTACTAGTTGGTTTACATCTTCAATATACTTTGCCCATACATTAATAGAAAAAGAAATATTTACAGCTTTTGGGACAGTTGATACTATCCTACGAGCAACTCTCTTCTTAGGGTCCCATACTGTATTAATATCTAAATTAAAGTTTGACCTTCTCCTATCCAAATCTTCGTCAATGTCTCCAATAGCTACAGTAATAACAGGTAGAGTTAAATTTCTATCCTCTTTCATCTTCGCTATGGCTCTTTCCGGATTTGCAAAAAACACAGTAGGGGTTACCGCTTTGTTTTCAGAATCTAAAATTTCTATAGTTTTCATCTTCTTTAACATAAAATCAGTATGTTCCCTATAAAAATTAGATTTATCCACAGGAGCCTTCAACTCTAATTCTTGTATCTTCTTTCTAAAGTAATCGTATCCTCTCATTATTCTATATCCGAATCAGGTATGTACTGGGTTCCCAGTAATGTTTTTGCATCTCTTAAAAGTTTAGCAGCACAAACTAAATGATATACTCCGTATGCTTCAAAGCTGTCTTCTTGTACTTCAAAAATTTCAAAATACAAATTTTGGAATCTAGGACGTATAACGTCTCCAGGAAATAAAGGTCTACCAATTGCTTTCTCAGCAGTGGTTTTATTAAATGTAAATACTTGGTCATTAGTGAGCTCTATACCAAAATCATTTAATTCTTCTTCAACAGGAAGTGGGTCATAATGTCCAAATAGGGTTACAGGGTTGTGATATATTACTTTTCCTGAGTTCTCTTCATATAGCTCATCATAGTTCTCATCTCTTGACCATCTAAAAACCATTAGTTCTGAGCCTGCTAATCTCACCATTTCACCATCTACTAAATCAAATAATCTAACATCAGGATTATCCGTATCAAACATACTCAATTCGCTATTGTACTGAGCAGCCATATGGTCATCCGCAAAAGAAACCTTAACCTCTTTGGCAGGGTTATATCTTAAGTTCTCTCTGTTATTTATATTATTCATTAGAATGCTGTAAAGGCAGGTGGTTCTTCAATCTCATTGAATAGAACATCTTCTAGTTTTTCCATTTCATTAGTACCTTCCTGTACTAAAGAGTCACCGTTTAATCTAGCTCCTCCTCCAGGAGAAGGTAAAGTACTATACTTGCCTCTAATACCTCCTAGGATTACTTTAGCATGAGCTGTAGCATATTTCTGTAACCAGTTCACATAGAACGGATGTAGAGTATCACTATTTAAACTTCTAAACTGAACTATTACTTCTTCTACTTCTTGAGGTACAGGATATACTGCGATGTATTTATTATCAACTACTTCAAACGTACCTTCTCTTCCCAAAATTTTACGAAGCTGTTCTAAGTGCATAGTCATTAGTAAGAAGTCTGTAATTTGAAAGTCTTTGAATAGGAAGTTGTCTTGAAAGTATTTGATGAAAAAATCAAATTCTAGAGTTCCCTCTTGCTGTGCAACAGATAAAAGGGATTTTTTATATGCAACAAACTGTAAGTTGTTCATTACAAATCTTGGCATTTCATATAAATTTCTATTTTTTATAGTTCTAAACGTAGTGTAATTAGTACACCAGTTAGGAGAATGGAAATCTAATTTGGATACAGCTTCATCTATTACTGTTAAGATTTGATGGTCAGTAAGCTCTACTCTAATTACAGGAGCTCCTAAACGAGATAGTATTGAATCTTTAATAATACTATAAAATTTACTAAACTCAACTACGTCAGAGAATCTACTTCTGTTAAGAGTTTCATAATCTATCTCACCAAATCTTTGAGTTGAACTAGTATTAAATACAGAAGGAACAGCACTTCCTGGGAATTCACCAGCTGTGTTTCCAAATTTTGTATCAGGTTTTACAGGGTTTATTGGCATTATTTTTTAGTTGTTTTTTTCTTGGTTGATTTTTTAGGGGATTTTACTACTATTGCTTCTAGACCATACTGTAGTAAACATTGTTCTGACATTACCTCGTCTCCTGGCTGTAATACTTTTATTTCACCGTTTACCCGCACAATGCAGGGTGTGCTTCTTGTATTGATGTATTTCATAAAATCCCTCACCTTATATACGAAAGAAGAGAGCCCGAAAGCTCCCTTCTTTGTAAAAAAGTATTTTAAGTAATTTAATACTACTCGATAGCGCTTTCGCCGAAGCCGTTGTCGATTCTTGCACCAGGTTGGAACAAGTAACGAGAAGCCTGAGCGCCTACGATACGAATCATGCGATAGAAGCGAGATTCTGGAGATACCGCAGCTTTGCCGTAACGAGTAATAAGACCTTTACGTGGTTGGAACGTGTCAGGGTCAACTACTGTTGGTAGCATTTGTAGTGGGATATATGGAGCATAAACTAGTCCACCTTCCATGGCGTTAGGACCTTTATAGCCGATAAGGATTTCGTCCTCTGGCCAAAGTGGGTCAACATATACGTCGTACTGTCCCATCCACTTACCTTTGAACTGGATGTTTGCACCCATAGAGCCTGCAGCGTCAGCTGGCATACCACCTTCTAGTTTAGCTGATGATTGAATCATAGCAGCGACTAGTGGAGATGTGCAGATGAAGTTACCAGCACCACGGTAAGTACTTTTGTAAATGTCTTGAGCAGCCATGTTGACTACTGCAACTAGGTTAGCGTATGCTTCGCCAGCGTGACGTGGAGCCATGCCAAGAGCAGATGTATTGAAATCTACGAAGAATACGTTTTTATCAGTACCGATTGGGTTAGTACCGCCAGTGAAGCCATATTGGTAATCACCATTAACACCTGCAGCAGCTGCTGAAGGGAATGAGTTAGAGTTACCTAGGTCTAGCATTGCACGGTCAAATAAACCCTCAGCTCCGTCAGCATCATATGCCAAAGAACGTAGGTCTTCTAAAAGCTCACGGTCAATCTCTAGAGCAACTTCCTTACCTAAAAGGTCAGTAAGTTCACGCTCTAAATCTAGGTTGTGATAAGCTTTCAAATCTTGCGACGCTTCGATTGTCCACAAAGCACGGAATTTACGTGTTTTGGCGACAACTGCTTGTTGCTCGATATGGAAGTTAATCTCAGGAATACCTGCGCCTGTTAATGCCTCACCCGCTGAGGTGTGGAATTGAGACGTAGAACCAGAAGCTGGCCAAGCTGCGATTGACTGACCTACAGTAGCATTGTCCATAGTACCAGATACTGAAGACGCTTGAACTCCTTCAGGAGCAGCGTGGATAGTAGCATCTAGGTCACCTATGTTACCTTGACCACCGGCTTCGCCGATAGCGTTAGCAGCATAAGTTAGGTCATACTTACCGTATACAGTTTGAGCACCACGAGCGAGTCCGTCGGTTGGGTCATTACCAAGACGGTCATATCCTAGGTAGAATACCTGAGAAACAGGACCTTGCATTGGCTGTACACTGATTACTTTGTTAGCGATTAGCTCCGGGAATACCCGGCGTACGAGTGGAAAGGCAAATTTTTGGAACGTACCGAGGTCGCCTACTGCTGTTTCTTCATTAAGAACTCCATTTTTAGCTTGCTCATTAAGAACATGGCGAGCTTGGTTTTCAAGAAGAACCGCTGTAGTCTCACGCGTATACGAATCCTCAATTCCCTCTAGAATTGGAGCCCATTTGTCACAAAGGGCGTTAGAAGTGTTTGATTCAATCATGATAGTGTGTAATTATTTATTAAATTGTGAAAGACGGACAACGTCTTCTGTGAGAAAGGAGTTAACAACCTCAGGAGTGGATTGCTTTGCCTCATTGACGCTTTCGTTAGTGATAACGAGAGCTTGTTCTGATGACTTGAATGGTTGCTTAGTAGTTTCAGATAATGAGTCTACAGTTTCATTTAGATTCGTTACTGATTCTTCTAAGGTGTTATTCTCAGTCATAAGTTGAGATATTTTTTCATTCAAGCTTTCAACTGATTCTTGTAGCTCTTCATTTTCTTTTTTGTATTGATTAGCTACTGAATCTTCGTCTGATGTAGAAATATCTTCAGCTATAACATTCTTTAGAGACTCATAAACTTTTACCGCACGGAAAGTTTCATTTGTCTCTTCAAGTTCTTTAACGGCTTGTTCCTTTAGCTCATTAAGTTTCATGCGAAGGAAACCACCAACTTTAGCTTCTAAAGCCTTAACTTCAGAGTCTACTCTTTCCTGTATGGTTTCTTCCACAATTGATGAAATTTCTTCAATACCAGTCTCGGAAAGACCTTCAGGTAGAAGTTTTGCGATTTTATCGAAATTGGTCATAGTTGTTTACCTATCTTCTGTATCTACTGCTGTTTAAGCAAAAGATTAGAAATTTTTTATTTTTTATTCAAAACTTTTTTCAGAGCATGTATATACATTCTCTCTGAACGAAGTTGGTCAACATCTTCAGATACTTGTTTTGTAGTTTCTGAAATCGTTTGGCTCTCCCCTAGAAGACCAGGAAAGGCACCTTGGCAGGATGGTTCTGACACCATATCCCATGTTATCATACGTAGGTTTTCATTTACATCATAAGAATCTTTATCAGAGTTATATGTAAGTCCTCCTACAGCGCGAGATGAAATTCCAATTTTTACACCAGCTTTCAAAAGCTCTTGAAGAACTTTTCCAGATGGAGTGTTTAGAATCTCGGCTTCTCCAATAACTTTATTACCTTCCATAGTAAGTCCAGTAATAATATGAGAAGCGTTTGCTAAGTGTACAATTTCATTAGAAGGGTGGTCTAACTCACCAACTAATCTACGTTCGTTTAAAGGTACTTGTAATTTTTTAATTTCTCTCTCAAGTAATGGTTGAGGATAAACTCTTTTATTTCCATTTTGCTTTTCAGCTTCTTGAAACAAACCACGTACTACCATAGTACCGGTTGATTTAGACTCGGAAAGAATCTGAAGTTCTCCGAATGAGTAAGTATCGCGTAGTAGTTGGGACATAATTATTTTTTAAATGCATTCATGATGAACTTGTCTAAAGTTTTTTTCTTTTTATCTTTTTTCTTTTTCTTATTTTTATAAGGCTTTTCAGGGTCAAATTGTTTTCCTGCAAAATTAACTCCTAAAGAACCTACGGCTGTCATCTCTTGTAGTGCAATATCAACCATTTCGTTACAGTTCCACTTACGTAGAGATTTGTTTATACGGCTATTAGGGTCGTTTGCGGTTTTAGAAGAAGTTCTTTTTCTTTTCATTCCTGACATTCTGGCACAGAAAGACTTTCTACGGCTAGCTGCTTTTGAACCTTTCTTAAGTTTAGAAGGCTTAGTAGTAACAGCTGTTTTTAATTTAGAGCCTGGGTTAGCAGCTCTGTATGAGGCTACACCTTTCTTGTTCAAGCCACCTTCAGGGTTCTTGCCTTCTTTGCGTTGCCATGCTGGAGACTTACCTTCTTCTAAATGGTCTTTTATAGTACTCCATCTAGCTCCTTGCGGAGGATTTACTCCAGTAGGGAATAAGGCTGAGCTCGTATGAGGAGCTCCTATACCTTTTGTTTTCTTTATCTCTTTTTTGTATTTTTCAAGGTGTTCACCTTTAGCAAGAGCAGCTCTTCGAGCATTGCTTAATTTGCTTTGAGTGTTCTTCACTGTTTTAGTAGCACGGGTCGCAGAAGAAATAGCTTTAGAAGCTGCTCTGCGAGCTTGTTGCTCTTCAGTACCTTTATCTGATTTTTCCATCTTTTCTTTAAGATTTACTTTTCTCATTTTCTTGATTTCGTCAGCTGTGTTAGTAGCTTTGTTTTCATCAGGGAAATGATTGTCAGATTCTTTTACAGATTTCTTTTTACCTTTTTTACCACCAGGAGTTACTTTACCACTGCATACAGCAGAGGCGTACATGTTAGCATACGCAGAAGGGTATACTTTAAACTTTCGTTTAGCAGCAGCTTTACCTCTAGCGCATAGCTTTGCTTCAATCACATATGATTCTTTCATGGTTTTTACGTTTGTAGGTTTTGGACCAGCGTTGCCAGCAGCTCTTTTACGTCTGACAGCTGAAGTTCTTTCTGATTTAGACATGGAAGCAGCCTTTGAAGATGGTACACATTTAGGGTAACCTTTACGTTTTTCTCCTTTTGAACGTCCGCAAGGTTTGAAGCCTCCTCCTTTTTTAGGAGCTCCAATGTCTACCCATTTCTCAGCTACCCACTTACGAAGGTCTTCAGTGATATCTTCTTTGTTTCCTGCGAAGTAATCTCTGTCCTTCTTTGAAAGTTTCCAAGCGTTATCAAAGTTTCTGCCATCAGCTCCTGTTGGATTTCCTTGAATGACATTGTTCTCTTTAGTGAGTTTGCCATCCTCTTCCATATCTAAAGCTATAGCTACAGCTTGGTCTTGAGGTTTTCCTTCCTTTTTAAGTTTTTTGATTTTTTTACCAACTGTCATGCTTTCTTGAATGAACTGCATTCTTTGGTCATCATTAACTTCAGGAAGTTCTTCTTCGTAAGTTTTGCCTACTGCGTGAACAGGTTCTTGTGTAGTCTCTGTCAATGGAGTAGCATCGGACACCCCCATGGTAGCGAGGATATCGTCAGCCATTTCCATAACAGTTCTGGACATTACTCTTCTTCTGTTACTTCTTCAGACTTGACAAGCTCTATGTATTCTTTGCCTGTTTCGCTATTTTCGAAAATGTCTCCAAGACCGTAGTGAGTATCGTCAATCTCTACAGACTCTAGAACTTGAGTTTCTGAATCTTCTAAAGATTCTTCTAGTGTGTCTGGTAGTTCTTGAACTTCGATGAATAAATTATCTTCTACTTCTACTACACCTTCAGCAAGAGCATATACAGAACCTTCTACTACTGCGACGTAGTCTGGTAATTCTACTTGAGAGTCTTCAATAATTGATGCTTCTTCAGGGGTAACTTCTTCGACTTCTGGAATATCGTATCCGTACGATTCCATGATTTTCTTAGCTTGTTCGTCTGAAACGAAATTAAAATCTACAAATTTCATAATTCTTTCCTTTGTTTTTAAATTGGGGTGAGGCTTAAACTTAAACCTTCTAGAATATCTAGTAGTTTATATGAGGCAACAACATTTTTTAATCATTTTTATTTAGAAGTTGATTTATTTTAGTTTCTAATTCAACAATCTTAATATCTTGTGCTTCATCTCTAGCATCTATATCTTTTTGAGATACAGTGTTATGTATTTCGCTAAACTTCTTGACCCAAGTTCTACCTCTCTTAGTGAATAGCGGAACTAGGACAAATATTAGCAAGTACATCCATCCTAACTCGAATACTAAACTCTTAGTCTCGTGGATTGTGGATGCTACGGTTCCTGGTGCTGGTTTACCTGCTTGCGCTGCAGCTAACGCGACTTCTGTACTTCT